AGTACGTTGTTTAAATCTGTTCTAAATGCAGGGAAACCCTGATTTGCTATATTGTAATCGTTATGTTGTGCCATATTCTATCTAATATCCTTTAGCTAAGTAATCAAAAGTTTTAGTTACTCCTGTACCACCACTATTTTTAAATGCTACATTGAAACCATTAACAGTTTTACTTGAAATTGTAAAGAAATCTCCTGTGTTTAATCCTTGTGCTGTAATTCCAACTGCATAAGATGAAGAATAAAAAGGATTTGTAAACGTAACTGTATAAGTTCCTGTTCCTGAAACAATATCATTACCACTAAATATTCTGTCTGGCATATCTATACTTACTGACAAAGCACTAATAACTGGAGTAGATGATAAATCAAATGATTTTAATGTTAATCTAAATTTATAATATCTAGCTGTGTAATCTCCAACTACAAAGTTTCTAAAAGAAGTATAAGTTATATTGTCATTAGATAGTGCAATCTCAATATGTGCATTACAGTTAGCAGGAGTATCTCCGTCAAAGTTAGATTGTGCGTCATCAAAATCTCCAGTTCTTGCATCAAACAAGTCATCTAAGTTATCTGATGTTTGTGTAATGGAAGCAGTTACTCTTGACGTATAAACTGCACCTATATCTATTGGAGTTGAGAATAAATAAGTTCCTTCAGAATATAAATCATAAGCAGTTACACCAGAATCAAAGAATGAAGTTCCTGAATCAAAATTGCCTATTGCAGAATCAAATAATTCTGATGAATCTAATCTTAACGTACCATCAGAAACTATTACATTAGTTTTAGTTCCTGAGAATGTTGGTGATTCAGTTTGACTTGCAACAGCATTGTAGTTTCCTATTGATGATACGTTAGTTGCAATAATTGTTTCATTAGAAGAAAAGTTACCATTTTTATCTACTGCTTTTATAAGATAAGAACCTACTCTTGCTGGAACTGTAACTGAAGTAGCTGGTCTTGCAACTTTTTCAACTAAAGAAACTGAGTTAGCCCAAGAAGCACCAGTTGTTTGTGTTGAGTATCTAATTTGATAATAAGCTAAATCCAAATCAATAATTTGTTGCCAAGATAAATGTGCATCTCCACCAATAATGTTACATGAAAAATCTATTACATCAGAAGGTGGTGCAATTCCACCAACAATAGTTCTTGATGCTGAAGTATATGTAGAAGATACTCCTAATGTGTTAAATGCTCTAACTCTAACATTATAAATTAATCCATCTACTACGTTTAATATTCTATGAAATAATCCTTTAACTTGACCAGATACAATGTAGTCAGTATCGGTACTAAGTTTGTATTCTACTTGGTAGTAATCCACGAAGTTATCTGTTGATGCACCAATCGTTACATCAAGAGCAGTAATAACAACTCCATCTGAGTATTCAATTAGTTGGTCATCTAAAGTAACTGAAGCTGGTGCAGATACAGAAAAAGGATTTGGTAATACAGTATCAGCTATTGTAGGTGCTTCGCCTTTTTCTTCCCAAGTATAAAAATTATCTTGATGTTCTTCTAAGCCAAGAGTTACTGTTGAATCTGAATTAATAGCTAAAGACATTACTCTAAATGGTTTAGCACTAAATCCTGCTGTGTCATAAGTTGCTGTTACAATATCTCCAATAGATAAATTAAGTGCTTCTGATGTAACTGTAACTTCTGCTTTTAAATTGTTTCTTGATCTCTTTAAGATGTTCTCGCAAATTTCTTCAGCTTGATAAGGAGAAGTTACTTGTATCATATCAAAACTTCTTTCAAGTAAAGTATTGTTATCATCACTTAGCATTGTTGCGTGTTGATCTTCTACTGCTAAAGCAGAATCATCATAAGGTGGATATGAAACTGTATCTGATTGATAATCTTTTTCTGGGTTAGTAAATGTTCCTATAACTCTATTGTACTTTTCAGATTTATTTTCACCTTGTAATTTAACTTCACTTACAACATTATCTTTAGTTAATAATAATTGTGAACTTCCAGTTCCTTCAATAATAACTTTATATTTACCTTGTGTGTAATTAAAGATTGCTCTCATAGGCACAAGCAATTCTCTTACATTCTCTAATACCTTTTTTTCACTATCTACTACTGCATTAGTTTCAAATAAGTTTATATCGCTTACTGCACCTGAATATGGAGTTACTTGTGTATCGCAGGTATTTGCAGAAGTCTTAAATGAATCATAATTAGTTTCAAAAGCATCATTAGGTAATCCTTTTCCATATCTGCTATTTCTTAAATAGTCTAAAAGAACTAATGATGAGTTTGCAGAATAAGCCCAAGTAGTTGCATCATCTTGTCTATGAGAACCAGAACCACCTTTAGTTGTATCTAATCTTGGGTCATAAATCTTTTTACCTCTAACAGTTACTCTAACTTCTGGTAATCCATTAAAAGCATCTTGATTCCATTTAAAACGTAGAGCAACATAAGCAAGACCAGATAGTTTGTGATCTGATGTCCAGCTTGTAGTTTCGTCAAGCAAAGAAGAAGCTGATTGATTGTCTAATCCAAAAAATCCTTGAATAGATATTAGAGATTCGCCACCTTTATAGAAATTAGTATCTGAACTAGAAACTCCTCTTAAAGTTCCATTAGTTAATGAACCATCAAATGTAACTAATTTATCATCTACGTAAACTTCATCTATTGCAGTTATTCCTGCACCACCACCTTCGCATAATACTCCTGCTACATAAAGATATTGATTATCAGCACCAGAACTTTCAACAAATACTCTAGTTAATCCTACTTGTCTTTTACCATAAACAACAGGAATAGGATTGTTGTTAGAATCTTTATTTACTAAAGTTCCTTTAGCTTCATCTTGTGAATTAAATCTAGGTGCTTTTGGTTTAGGTGCAATTATATAACTTATTGCAGTTGTAATGATTGTAGTTATGATTGCAGTAATTGTAGCTGGTTCTGCTTTATATAAAGATATAATTTCTTGGCTTATTGGATTGTTAAATACTGCATTAACAAAATCAAATATTAAAGCTGATACTAATACTGTACTTGCAAATATTTTTTTCATGCGTGTATATGAAATGGTCGTTTAATTTTTTCTGATATTCTATAAATGTTAAAATTATCATTACATCTAATCCATTTTACAGATTCATTAACTTCAATTTTTGGTCTAAAATATTCTATAACCCATCTCATTATTTGTTTTGTATTACTTTTTGCTATAACTCCTATAACCCAAATATTATTCCCTGAGTTCCATTCATTACTTTTTAATTGCCCAGTAAGTTTATATCTTTGCTCTACTGTATCACTTAAATAAGCCCAGTTAGTATAACCAACATCTTGGCTTCCTATTCTGTGAATTTGGTACTGATCTAGGTTTAAAGATGGAGTAATCATTTCAGTTAATTTTTTGTAAGTAAATTTGTCATATTTAGGAAACTGTCTATATAAATGTATTATTCTATATAAATCGTTCATTAGGCAGAACCCCACTTAATTTTTTGTGCTGTCTTACTTGCAAACTCCATTCCTTTGTCATTTGGAAAATAAAGTTTCTGTGAGTTCTCGGCAGTTCTTCTTCCTGAAGTTTTTTCAAAATCTGCCCAATGAGATGCAATAACAATATTAACTGATGATGTAGTTGCATTTTCTTCAAGAGCAAAGTTAGATATTCTTCCATCAAATAAAAGAAATGGGTCAGCTATAAGTGCCTGAGAGTCATTTAAAAAACCTCTATAAACTTTTGCTTGTTTGTTCATGTAATTGTTATTGAGCAATAAAGAAATAATTGTAGTATCTGCACCTGAGAATTTAAGAGTAAGATTATTTACTGCAACATCAGCAGTCTCTTGTACTTCTGAACTTCCTAAAAATAATGATGAAGCTGTATAAGTATTTCCATCAAAAGTTAAATCTTTGTAATGATCTGTGTAATAAGTTCCTGAACCAATACCCAAATAAACAAGTTCTACTGGGTTTAGTTTATTAGTGGCTAGTTCTGCAATTACTCCAGCAGTTAATGATCTTGTCATTACAGTACCTCTATTAAATCAACTTCGTATTGGAAATAGTTTTCTGTACCGATAGTAAATTCTTGAATATCTCCTGTAAGTCCAACTGTAAAATCTACATTGTCATAAATAATTACTACATTGTCAGCTACGTTTGCTCTTAATGGTGGTTCAAAAGTTAATGTTCCTGCACCAGAACCATTTGAATTAACATCAGCTACGCACATATAAACTTTATTTTGTCCTGTAAATCTAAAGAAATCTCCAGCTTTAAGTACACCACTTAAATTGTTTCCCATACCATCTATTGAGCAAGTAGTAACACCAGCACTAATAGCACCATTAACTGAAATAACTGTACTAGCAGAACCTTCAGCATCATCAATAGTTGGTGGAGTATATTGGAATGATTCCATTTGGCTTCTTTGTTTCATTATAAAAGCAAGTATTGGTGCAAACTCAGTTCTAGTCATAACTGGGAATCTAAGTCTTAATCTGAATTTCTGTCCATCAATTTGTCTAGCTTGTCGTCTGCCAGAAGCAGTAGTTGTAACAATAGTGTTTTGATTAGAACTAATAGCTACATCTCTTGGTGCTGGACTTGATGGGAATGTGCCACTCATATTACGTTAGACTTTCCTTTCGCATTAGCACCCTGATTAACTAAATTAATTATGGTTGCTCTATTATCAATTAATAATTCTTTAATACCTCTAACATCATTTGCTTGAATATTAAATGTTATATTTGTTCCCATACTTGCCATGTTGTGATTAGGTACAATAGTTCCACTTGTATTAGGTACAAATAATTCTCTACCTCGTTCTCCAACTGTAATCGGCATACCACCTCTAACAGAACCACCTTCTGCAAATG